TGCAAAGGAAGCTAAACGCTCTCCAAAAGCAGCCGCTAGACGCAAGAGTTTTTGTAAGCGAATGATGGGTATGAAAAAGAAGCTTACATCCAAAAAGACGGCTAATGACCCTAACAGTCGTATCAACAAAGCACTAAGGAAGTGGGATTGTTAAATGAGTGAAGAAGCAGAAGCACAAGTAGAAACCAACGAGGTTCAGACTGGAGAGTCGGAGCAACCTCAGGAAACTACTCAAGAAAGACCTGATTGGCTTCCAGAGAAGTTTGACAGGCCAGAAGAGCTTGCGAATAGCTATAGCGAACTGGAAAGAGCGTTTTACACACGCAAAGAAGAATTAAGAAATCAAATCGTAGAAGAGCTAAACAAGGAAGCTTCAAGCAATGCACCTATCAGCCCTGCTGACTATGAATTGCAGTTTGAAGCACCAGAAGGCATTGAGTACAGCGTAGCTGATGATGACCCGATGGTAGATTGGTTTAGAACTACTGCACATAACTACGGTTTATCTCAGGATGAATTTAATGGCTTGATGAATGAATATATTCAAATCGATGCCATGAGAGGTCCTGATTGGAATCAAGAATCAGAAGCACTTGGCGAATATGCTGAAAAGCGTTTAGAGCGTGTAGATGGGTGGGCGCATAATAATCTAAGCCCAGAAGCTTATAACGTATTTGCCAATGTCCCAGCATCTGCTGGTATGGTTCAATTGTTTGAAGAATTGATGGAACTGAACGGTCAGCCTCAGTTTAACATGACTTCAAACACAGAGTTTCAAGAGCGTATTAGTCGTGAGGACTTAATGTCCATGCAAAACGACCCACGCTATTGGAAAGAGAAAGACCCAGCTTTTATCTCAAAAGTAAGAGCAGGGTTTGCTCAACTAGCAAGACAAAATGGATAATGTGAATTTTCTTATTTTGGCTTATATGAAACTGTGATTGTACTAGAAGGCCTTGACGCAAGGGATAATCGGAAACGACCCCAAGTAGATAGATAACCAGAAAGAACAAAACTTAACTGTAACTTGTAAAAGGAGGGTGTTATGGCAACACCAACAATTGATGTCTCCTTTATCGAGGAGTTTGAATCTGGCGTCCACATGGCGTACCAGCGTCAAGGCTCTAAGTTGCGTGGTACTATTCGTACAGCTAACGGTGTAAAGAATAAGACCACCTTCCAAAAAATCGGTAAAGGTTTCGCTACAACCAAGGCTCGCCATGGTAACGTAGCACCAATGAATCTCGACCACACAAACGTCTCAGTAACTCTTGAAGATTACTTTGCTGGTGAGTGGGTGGATGATTTAGACCAACTGCGTATTAACCATGATGAAATGCTTGTCGCACAGCAGTCAGGTGCTTATGCACTAGGCCGTAAGACAGATGAGCTGATTCTGGCCGCAATGGACACAACAACCAATACCCTTAACGAAACAACTAACGGTATTACACTGCCATGGGCATTCAGCCTGATGGAAGCATTCGGTAACAACGATGTTCCTGATGATGGTCAGCGTTACTGTGTTGTTGGTTGGGAAAACTGGTCACAGTTGATGGACATTGATGAGTTCTCTCGTGCTGAGTACATCGGTACAGAAAACTTGCCATTTGCTAACTCAATCACTGCAAAGCAGTGGCTGGGCTTTACATGGTTTCCGTTCTCAGGCCTAGATGAAGCTGGTTCTGGTAACGTAGACCGCAAGTGTTTTGCTTGGCACTCTTCAGCAGTAGGTCATGCAATTGGCGCAGATGTTTCATCAAACATGCAGTATCACAACGATAAGGACGCATACTTTGTTCTGAATAAGATGCAAATGAATGCTACCCTGATTGATGCAGATGCATGTTTTGAACTGCAACTGAAGAAATAAGGAGAGGTTATAATGGCACTCGTAAATGCAGACTTCACCTTAGTCAACTATTCAGGCAACGGCTTTCATATTTGGCACTACAAATCTACTGCCGATGCTCTGAACACCATTGATGCGGCTGGTTATTTCAATAACAAGTCTAGCGAAATCAATGTTGGCGATGTAATCTTTATCAATGCCTCAAACGGCTTTGGTATTGCTACTGTTGTTTCAAATACTGGCGGTGTAGTCGATACAGGCGACATCGTAAGCATGACAACAGATAGTCGCTAATGGCTAAAGCACCAACAAAGAAGGCGGCAGAGAAATCTGCCCCTTCACCTTCTCCAAAAGAGAAAAAAGTCCGTGGTGGCACAGTAACTTTTGGTAAAGGCGTAACCTTAGGAAAAGGTGTAAAATGAGAAAAGTTTATAAAACACCACCTAAAAAAAGTAATGTGCAAAAAACAGGTGCTGTAAGTGATATTATTATGTCTGTAGGTCCTCATGCCCAAGACATTATTAATTACGGTTCTCACGCTTTAGCTGGTGGTGGTTTATTAGCTTTAGGCGGTATTAGAAGAAAGTTAAAAAAGATGAGAGGTCCTGAAGCTGGTCCTCCATTTACAGGAGGCAAAAAATGACACCTTGTAAATCATGTCCATATCCAGGAAAGTGCAGAGCCGCAGGCAAGTGCCTAAACTCTCCAAAGGGTTCTAAAACTATGGGTAAAAAAGATGCTAAGAAATACTAAAAAACCTAATAAAAAAACTATGGGTTATAACCGTATTAGTAGCACTAAAGACGATGGTAGCGGCTACAGCTCTAGTCTTACTGACAATCCAGGCCGTTCTAGTTACCCAATGGAAGATGACCCGTCTTTTACAATAGAAGAGCAAAAAGTAATTGATGCTAGAAAAGAAAAGCTTCTAAGGGCTTTTAAAACTAAAAGGATACGGTAAGTAATGCCGACTACTCCATCCACTGATATTGAAGTTGCACAGAAGGCTATGGTCTTAATAGGACTAGAGCCTTTGACTTCATTTACAGACTCTACTGATGAAGCTCTTGTTGCTAACACAATATACGAGGATGTAGTTACTGACTGTCTTGCACAGCATAACTGGAACTTTGCTACTGGTCAGTTTCAAATGGCTAGATTGACTGCTGCTCCATTAGATAGATGGAGTGCCGCATATAATTTGCCAACAAGTCCGGCAGTGGTTCAGGTGCTTACCGTCACGATTGACGATGTACCTCAGCCATACGACATTTATGAGCGTTATGTGTATATCAATGCTGAAGTAGCTGATGATGTTATACTTAATTATATCTTTAGGCCTGATACTCAGTATTGGCCTCCTGCATTTACTATGTGGGTTATTTTTAGACTTGCATCTGTTTTGGCTTTGTCTGTGACCAGAAAAGGCGATATTGCTAATTCATACACAAGACTAGCAGAAGAGCAGTTTAGAAAAGCAAAAGCTAGAGACTCACAGCAAGTAACAACACAAGGCATTCGCTTAAATCGTTACAGCCGAGCAAGGCTTGGTGCATATCAGCAAATAGAAGGCACATAATGAATGGCACTTCTTCGTCAGTTTTACACCAACTTTACAGCAGGGGAGATTACACCCTTACTGTCCTCAAGGGTTGATTCAAACGCATATAAGAATGGCGTAAAAAGCCTTAAGAACTTTCGTATTCTATCTCAAGGCGGCATTAGACGCAGAGGTGGATTTCGTTATCTTCAAGAACTCTCAGACATTCCCTATCAAACTGAATCTTATGTCTATGACGAAGATGAAGCTTATATTCTTTTGTTTTCCAATGGTCAGTTAGATGTTGTTGATGTATCAGACCCAACAAATATAGCTGACACAATTACATCTTGTCCTTGGACTACAAGCGAGATAGGTGGGTTAAGGGTTGCTCAATCTGGGGACACAATGATTATTGTGCATCCAGATATGCTAATGCAGAAGCTTACAAGAACATCTGCTTCCACTTTTGCTTTAGCTGACTTTGCTTTTGATACACATGATGGATTTGTTCACCAGCCTTTTTACAGGTTTGTTGACCCAGCAGTTACATTACAACCACAAAATTCTAACACTGGCAGTCAGAACATAACAGCTAGTACATCTATATTTGATGCCACTTGGGTAGGTGAAGAGCTTGAGTTTACAGACTCAGCAGGGACTGTTCATCATATTGAAATTACGGCCTATGTATCTGGAACTGTTATTACTGGACATTTTGACACAGCACCAGCAAATACAAATGCAAGAGATACTTGGAAAGAACAGGTATTCTCATCACGCCACGGTTACGCAAGAAGCGTAATGTTCCACGACCAGCGTTTGATATTCGGTGGTTCTAGGGATTTGCCTAACCATCTGTTTATGTCGAAGACAGGCGAATACTTTAATTTTGATGTGGGTACTGGATTGGATGACGAATCTATTCAGATTCAGATTGCAGAAAACCAAGTATCTGAAATCAAGTCGCTATCTTCTTTTAGACATTTAGCTATCTTTACTTCTGAGCAAGAGCTTTATGTACCTACAACCGAAAACAAGCCTCTTACACCTACAACAATTGCTGTTAAGAAGCAGACCTCTTATGGCAGTGGAGAGGTTGTTCCTGTTGAGTTTGATGGTGCTGTTGTATTTCTTACAAAGTCCAAAGGTGCTGTTAGAGAGTTTGTGTTCTCTGATATAAGCCAAGCATATAATGCTGATGCATTGACACTGTTGTCACCTCATTTGATAGGCATTCCAACAGAAATGGTTGCTCAACGTGAAGCGTCCGACCAAGTTGAAGCGTATCTTTATCTTGTTAATGAAGATGGCAAAATGCCTGTCTTTATGTCTATTCGTAAAGAACAGCTACAGGGATGGGCTGAATGGTCAACACAAGGCTCTTTTAAGAACAATGTTGTTGTGAACAGGGTTGTTTACGCTATCTGCGAAAGACAGATAAATGGAAGCACCTTTACCTCACTGGAAGTTCTGGACAACGATTATCACACTGACAGTGCTATTAAAGACACTGATGCTACAGCTAAAACAAATTGGACTGTAGCGCATTTGCCAAATACTCAGGTTGTAGTGAAGTCTGACAATTATGCGATGGGGACATACACAACAGATGCAAGCGGTAACTTCACTCTTACAGCCGCAGTTGATAATATCGAAGTTGGCTTAGATTACACTCCTGAGTTAGTGACCTTGCCTCCTGAATTTCAGCTTCCAGATGGAATATCTTTTGGTCAAAAGCGTAGGGTGGTTCGTGCAGTAATAGACCTAAACGAAACTCTTAACGTAAAGACCAAAGGAACAACTTTGTTGATTAGAAGGGTTACAAATAACTTTGCTAATCAACCTGACCCTATTACTGGTCGTAAAGAAGTGTATTTACTAGGATGGGGTAATGAAGGTACTGTAACAATAACACAAGACCAACCGTTGCCCATAACGATTAACGGTTTATTGCTAGAGGTAGAAGTGTAATGGGCGTAGAAATGGCTATTGCTGGTGCTTTGATTGGTTTAGCTGGTGCTAGGCAACAAAAAGCAGCCTATGAAATGGAAGCAAAAGCTTACGAAGAGCAAGCTGAAATGGCTCAGATACAGGCTCGTCAACAAGAGTCTGAAAGACGCTCACAGTTGCGTAAACAGCTTGCTTCTCTAGGTACATCCATGTCTTCGCAGGGTGTTGCCCTTACTCCAAATCAAGGCTCTGTAGGTGCTATTAAAAAAGCTGAGGTAGATATAGCAAAGGCAGATATATCATCAATAAAGCTTATGGGTATGAGCAATAGAAGAAAGTACGATATTAGTGCGGCTGGTTCTAGGGCGGCAGGAAAAGCCACAATGACTACAGCAATAGGACGTGCTGCTGGTCAAGGGTATAGCATTAGTCAAGGTGGGTCAGGAGTTGCGTAATGGTTTTTAAACCAACAAAAGGAAGACAGGTCTTTACCCAGCCTACAGGTATGCCTAATTTGTCTGGCTTTAAAGAAGCGGCAAGAGCTTATACAGAACTTGGTCAAATGGCATTTAACATTGGTACTGACATAATGAAGTCAGAGTACAATGATGCCATTCGTCAAGCTGAGATTGATGGCAAAACTGCTGGTGTAACATACGACAAAGATAATAATCTTGTTCCTTTGACAAATCTTAATTATGGCAAAGAAATATCTTTATTTTCTAAAAAAGACCAAGAATTAGTTGCTCGTAAATTTAGACAATCCGCTATAACAAGCTATGTTTCTGCCGCATCTAATGATATTAGGATTTCTGCTGAACAATCATTAGACGCTAATCCTAATGACCCAGATAAGATTAGGGCTAATTTAGATGGTTATCTTCAGGAGTTAAAAACTCTTGAACCAGAAATTTATTCGTCTTTAGCCCCTAAAGCTGTAGCGGAATATACAATTGCTGAAAACAAAGCATTAGCCCAGCAACAAAAAGAAGCTAAAGAGTACAATGTATCTCAAAATGTAAGCGCATTTAAAGCTAATTCAGTAAAGTTAGGTGTTCATACTGCAAAAGGTCCTGTTGATGAAAATTATCTACCAGCAGAAGGTCAGGAACTTTTAATTCAAGAAATTCTTGAAGAACAAGACCAAATTAAACAATCTCTTGAAGCTGACGGTGTATCTAAAGAGCAAATTCTACAGCTAGAAAACACTCAAAACACAGTTGTCATGTCCAGGACATTTCAAGCGGCTGTAGAGCGTTCCTTTCAAATTAACGGCACTTCTGCAACTTATGAATTGATTGCTGACTTAAAGATGAAAGCGGCTCAATCAGAAGGCATTGATGCTACAGCAGTAGATAGTTTGCTAAACAGCACAATGACTGGTCTTGTTGCAATATCTACAGCGCAAGAAAAAGAGCAAAAAGACTTTCTTACAAATATTTATCACAATCTTTATAGAGATATTATCTTAAACAAGTTTAATATTAGAGACGCTGTAAATAATCCTGACCATGAGTTCCATGAATTAGATGGAACAAGACAGGCGACTTTGTTTACATTAGGCGTTTCCAATACAAAGCAAATTAGTTCTGATTTAGAGACAGCTAATACTGCTGTGTATAATAATGCATTATCAGACCTTCAAAATCCTGAAGTGAGTGGCTTCGATAATATTCAAAGGTCTATGAGATTGATTAATAGTCTTGTAGATGAAAATGCATTAGGAAACGAAAGCTACAAACTAGGAGTTCAAGCCAGAGCTGAGTTTGCAAAAGCAGAGCAATATTTTTTATCCCAAGGTGGAATGAAGCAAGGTGCTTTTATTCAAAGTGAGTTGGGTGCTATGTCTAGCTTTACGCACCCTCCACGTTATTACAACAACGAAACCTATATTGCTGGTTTAGAAGCAAATGGCGTAATTGGTGAAGGGGCTTATTTTTCAACCAGAAAAGAATTTATCAACCAAGTTGAAACTTATGCCAAGTTGTATGAAACACGTTTTGATACCTTAAAGCTTGCTAATAAAGGTACAGAAAAAGCTCTCAATAACATTATGCCAAGTTCAACAGAAATGGCAGCAATGGTAGAAGCAAATGGCTTTGATAAAGTAATCGTTAATGGTGAATTGGTTGACTTTAATTTGCTGTCAAATGATGAAGCTGTTTATACAGCCAGTGTTGATGCTGTAGCCGCATTTGCAGTTGAAACAGATGGACTCATTCATCCTGAAGCGGAAGTAATATTTAAAAACGCAAAGAATACTCCTGAAAATGCAAATAGAGCTTTGCAAATTATGGGTCAGAGTATGTCGGCTATTCGTGCAAAGCATGAAGGTGAGCGTGAGGAGTTTGTAGAAGCAAGGTTTTATAGAAACTTAGATATGGACACTGTTCAGTTTCTAAGAGCTATTGACCGTTTAGGCATTGAGAATGCCATGAAAGCTTACTCTGTTGCTCCAAACATGAACAGAAATGCAAATGGTATTGTAGCGAATGAAAAATATGGTGGAGAAAATTTTGACACTGTATTTCAAAACGCATTTATTGAAGCTGTTAAAGGAAAAGGTTTTCTTAAGTTTTTTCAGCCAAACATTACCCCAGAAGACAATCAAATGCTTTACCAAATGGCAGGTGAAGCTGGTGTAATGAACATAGAAGAAGCTATGATTGCTGACCCTGTTATTGAACGTACTATAAAAGAAATGTTCAATAATACCATGATGAAACATCCAATGTCTGTACCAGCAGAAGTAGTAAGGGATGTTTTGGGCCAAATTGGGAAAAGGGTTGGCTTTCAGAGAAATCCAGATACAGGTCAAATAGAGTTAAGAAAAGACCCTATATTGCGTATTGCACAAGCAACAACTGGCAATACAGGAATTAGTCTAAAGCCTGAAGATATTGACAATGATATTAAAGATAAGATTTTTGCCAATCCTGAGTTGTTTAAAGAAATACCAAGATTAAGAGAAGAGCTTGCTAATGTTGGTCAGGACATGGTTGCTGGTGGTAGACCTGGACCTACTCTTCATTATATAGCAAACGAAACATACGGTGGTGAGCCTACTTATGCAGTTGTCTTAAAAGATAGCTATGGAAAGGTTCGTGAGCTTTTTCCTGCATATAGCTTTAACTTTAAAAACACAAAAGCTTTTGGTGATGGAGATGCTCAATCGGCTTACAATCAAGCTTTATCTTCACTAACATCTGAGCGTTCAAAACGTGTTTGGTCTGCTATTGGTGTAATGGATCAAACGATGATTAACTCTGTGTTTCGTCAAATTGAAAGAAGAAGAAACGATAGAAGTTTAAATGGTTTGATTAGTATATATAACCAAACATTTGGTGGTTATAAAATGAACTATTTAGATGATGCACCTCTTACAGAAACTGAGGTGAATGAGTTTATGGACATGATTGACTTATGGCGTCAGTTAGGCTGGTAAGATGAATAATATTGACTGGAAGTTTATTGAAGAGCGTGAAGGAAACAAGCTAACTGGCTATGTTCCTAATGCCAAGAACAGTAAATCTGGTGTTACTATTGCCAGTGGTTTTGACCTTGGTGCTAGAAACTTGTCAGATTTATCTGGTCTTCCAGAAGATATTATAACTTTGCTAAAACCTTTTCTTGGCTTCAAAGGTGCTGAAGCACAAGAAATGGCGAAAAACCTTAAAGTAAGCCAAACACAGGCTGAGACTATAAATGAGTTTGCACATAAACAAGCCGCAGAAAATCTTGCGTCTAAATGGAAAGCAAAGACAGGTCAAGATTTTGCTGAGTTACCCAAAAACAAAGCAACAGTAATTGCATCTGTAGCTTTTCAGTATGGTGACTTGGAAACAAAAACCCCTAACTTTTGGAGACAGGTAACAGAAGATGATTGGGGTGCGGCTATAAAAAACCTTCGTGATTTTGGTGACGATTACGACACCAGAAGAAACCTAGAAGCTGACTTTGTAGAATCAGGCATGTCTGAAACAGAGCTTGAATCAAAAAAAAAATTTGAAACAGAATTAGCTAGAGCCAAACAATACGGCATACAAGAAGCTATGATATCTGGTGAAGAGGGTGGTTTAGGTTCTGCCCCAACTGCTGACATAGCCCAACCTCCGCAAGAGGTTATTGAAGATTTAGACATCCCTGCCGAAACAGTAGAAACTCTTCCTGTAACTGAAGAAGTTATAGAAGAGCCTAATATTCAAGAAGCTCCTCAAGATAGCGGTTTATCTGAAACACTGCCTAGTCCTGGGGATATCTACGGTGGATATACACAGCTTTATGGTAATGGGGAGCAATACGGTCAAAGAATACCATCAAAGCTAAATGAAGCTGACGAATATGATTATCGTGTTTTTGATGAAGACGGCTGGGACGTATGGGGTGCTGCTTTTAGACAGCATAACTTCATTCCATCTCTTGTAAGGATGATTAGTGCAACTGACTCAAAGTATCAGCCTGTACCAGATTACAATCCACATGCAGACAAAGAACTTATAAGCAAGGTTGGTGCTGATGGAACTTGGAGGTTTAGACAGTCTCAATCACCAGCAGAATCAATGATGTTGTATGAAAGAATGCAACAAGATGCAGAAGATATGATGCTTCTAAATTCCACACCGTCCATTAGCAAACAGATGATAGCTGGACTGGCAACACCAACGACATTTGCCCCTATAGCTCCTTTAAAGGTATTGCAAACGGCAAATAGAACTAGGCGTTTTGTTGGTGGTGCGGCATTCACAGCCGCTTTAACTGCACCAGAACAGTTGCTTATTGATAGTCAAAACACACAAAGAGATACTAGCCACACTGCTATAATATTAGCTGGTGCTAGTTTGTTAGGTGGTGGTCTATCGGTTGCTTTTGGTAAAGCGCCAAAGATTATTCCTCAAGAACAAAAGTTATTAACGAACAAAATGAATGGTGAGGGACTGTACAGGCCTGCTGGTTCTGGCGTAAGTCCTGAAAAAGCAAGGGAAGCCGCCTATGCTCAAATGGAGACAGAAGCTTTAGTAGAAACTGGTATTGGTGTTGAGAAGATAGGGTGGAATCCTGTAACAAGGATGTTGCAAAGTGAAAACCCATTTGTAAGAAACCTTGCTGTTGGCATGGTTGATGTTGGGGGAATGATGCAAAAAAAGGTTACAGACCTTGGCCTTGAAATGGACCAATCTGTAGAGACAACCTTTAGGACTACATATTTATCTAAGCTGTTAGATAGTGTTAGAGCTTCTGATGAAGCATATCTTGCCTATAGAAACATTGCTGTACCAAAGACGGATGCTGGCCGTGCTGTAACTATGATGAAAACAAAAGTTACAGACATGGTAAAGGGTGGTGATTCGCTTGGTGAGGTTCAGTTTAGGCATCGTGTAGGCATGGCTATGCGTAGAGGTGATGTAGACGAAATGAATGATGCCGCATCACCTTATGTAACAAAAGCCGCAAAAGAGTATAGAAAGACTTTCAACTTTATAAAGAAGGAAGCTGAATCTGTAAGGCTATTTGAACGTGAGTTGAAAAAACAAATAGATGAAGCTGTAGAGCCGGGTCTAAAAGCTGAACTGACTGAAAAGCTGAAAAAGCTAAGAGAGCAAGGTGTTACTGCAAACAACGCTTTAAGCTATCTTCCAAGAATATACCGTGTTGATAAAATCATGGATAATCAGCAGGGCTTTTTATCTATTGTAGAAAACTATGCTAGAAGAAGTTTACGATTAGATGCACAAGCGGCTAAAGCTTACGCAAATGATGTTTTGGACACTGTTACACACAGAAGACCTTATGTAGATTTAGAAGGTGTAAGTGATAATCTTGATTGGATTAAAACTCCATCTGGCGCACAGTCTAGGACATTAGATATTCCTGATGACTTGTTAGAAGAATTTCTTGAAAATGACGTAGAGACACTTCTGCGTCATCATGTAAAAACTATGGGCATGGACATTGAACTGACTCGTAAATATGGCGATGTTAGCATGTCAAGTGTAATAGATGACATCACTCAAGAGTACAATAGACTCATGGGCAAAGTATCTGAAAAAATTGATAATATTGTTAGTGGTCAAAGTATATCTATAAAAGTCCACAGAGGAAGTGGTGGTAAAGGTAAGGTCAGCTTTGAAGAGTCCGCTTTAGGAGACGGTCTTTATTTTGCAACAAATGCAAAAACAGCATCTAGGTTTGGTAAGCAAGTAGATGAAGTAGATATTACTTTAAAAAATCCATTAAAAATTACATCAGATGATGAACTTATGGCTTTGTTTAGACAAGCTGGCTTAAACGCAGATGAACTTCAAGCTGCTAAAAAAGCTTATGATGATTTTATGTCTGCTATGGCAGAGAAAAGAAAAAGCCTTGGAACAGGCAAAAGTTTGTCTGAAAACAAAAAACTTACGGATGAATGGTTTGCAGAATTTGATTCTGGCTATAATAAAGTTGCCGCAAGTTATTCTTCTTTAAGACAGTCATATATGAAACAATTGCGTCAGTGGGCAGAATCTAATGGTCACGATTCTATTTCAATAAATTTTGGATTGAATGATTTTGACCAAGTGACCAAAGGCAAGCTTACTCCATTTAAAATAATGGATGAATACTCAAATGTTGCAGGCAAGGGTGGTCGCCATCAAATACTAGAAGAAACATTTTCACATGACCAAATTGTTGTGTTTAATAAAAAGTTTGATGATTATGGTTCTGTGGGAACAACAAGAAATCAAGATGATATTGCTAGATTAGAAAAAGCAATGGAAGCAGACCTTCGTGATATTCGTGGTTTGCGTGATAGACTTCGTGGTACTTATGGAGCTTCCAAAGACCCACATGCTTTATCTAGTAGATTTGTAAGAACAATGAAATCTATAAATACACTTGCTGGCATGGGAAGTGCTGTTGTGTCTTCTGTTCCTGATGTTGCTAGACTTGTTATGGTAGAAGGTTTTGAAAACGCCTATTCAAAGGGTTTTGCTACTTTATTTGATAGACAAGCAAAACTAGTTCGTCAGTTGGGAAGAAGAGAGTTAGACCAAGCATCTATTGCTGTAGATGCAAGTCTTGGCTTAAGAAGCCATGCAATGTCTGATTTGGGTGATTTATTTGGTTCGAGATATGGAATTGAGAGAAAGTTAAACCAAGCAACTGGGATGTTCTTTTTGTTTAACGGTTTAAATATATGGAATCAGGCACTTAAAGAAATGGCTGGTAACATGACAATGTTAAGAATGACTGAAGGTTTAATGAAACCTTGGTCAAAATTAACAAAAGCAGACCAAGAAAAGTTTTTAAAGAATGGTATTGGTCAGCAAGACCACATGCGTATGCAACAGCAAATACGTCAGTTTGGTAGGCAAGAAGGAAAAGAGTGGCTACCTGAAACAGAAGCTTGGACTGACGCTACAATGAGACTGAAGTTTAGAAACGCTCTAAACCAAAATGTAGAAAGAATAATCATAACTCCTGGGGCTGGTGATAGAGCATTGTGGACATCTACAGAATTTGGCTCAATGCTTACTCAGTTTAAGTCTTATGGTCAGGGGGCTATGGTGAGAATGCTTACTGCTGGCTTACAAGAAAAAGACGGTGCTTTTTGGCAAGGTGCATTTTTAATTGTAGGTTTAGCTGGAATTATAAATGAAATCAAAAGATTACAGTATGGCATAGATTCTGATGAAGATGTTGGTACAAAGCTAATTAATGCAATTGACAGGTCTGGAATAGGCGGATGGTTTACAGATGTTAATAATGCAATTGAAAAGATTAGCGACCATAAATTAGGTATGCGTCCTTTCTTTACTGACCAGCCACAATATCAAATGCCTTTTGGAGCAAAGGCTGGTGCAGTTGCAGGACCTACAGCAAGTAACTTAATAAATATGGCAGACGTTGCATCGGATGTTATTACGTTTAATGCAGATGAGAAAACCTTAAGAAACTCTAGGTTTTTCTTCCCAACAGGTAATTTATTTTACTTAGACCCTATATATGATGGAGTTTTTGGGGAAGGTAATGTGAATAGACAGCAAACTAGCAATAGGGAATAGATAAAGTATGGCTACTATAGAAATTGCAGATAATGACGCTAGAGTCCAATACACCCAAGCCGTAACTGCTAATACTACGCAGTTGACGATTGATTTCCCATTCTTTGACCTTGATGATATCAATGTTATTGTTACCACTGCGGCTGGTATTGATACCACGCTGTCCAGAGGTACAGGCACTGGTACATTTGCTGTTACAGGAACTGCGGTAGATGATGGATTTTCTGGTGGATATATTACTCTTGGCGACACTTATAGTGCAGGAACTGATACATTCACTATTTTTAGGGACATACCTGTAGCCAGAACTACAGACTTCCCAACATCAGGACCTTTTAATATCTCGTCACTCAATACTGAGTTAGACAAGATTATTGCTATTGAACAAGAGCTAGAAACCAAGATTAGCCGTACAATGAAGCTGTCAGATTCTGATACTGCCGCTTCAATTACTTTGCCTTCATCAGCAACTAGAGCGAACAAGTTTCTATCATTTGATGCTAACGGTGGTGTAACGGTATCAACAACCATTGGTGATTACAAAGGCACAGATACGACCACCACTACAGCCGCTTATGTAAAACATGATGTTATCAAATCAACAACTACGGCACAGCTAGATAACGTATATATCTGTGTAGCAGATTCAGCTATTGGTGATTTGCTTACAGACACAAACCACTTTGAATTGCTTGTGGATGCTGTTTCTGCCGCTACATCAGCCACTAATGCCGCATCAAGTGCATCTGCTGCAGCTACAAGCGCATCTAATGCCGCTACTAGCGAGACTAATGCCGCAACATCAGAAAGCAATGCGGCAACAAGCGAGACAAATGCGGCTACCTCAGAAACAAATGCCGCCACCTCTGAAACTAATGCAGCTACTTCTGCTACAAATGCGGCTAACAGTGCATCTGCGGCAGAAGCTACATTTGACCTATTCGATGATTCGTATCTAGGTGCAAAAGCCAGCGACCCAAGCCTGGATAATGACGGCAACGCATTACAGGATGGTGCGTTGTACTTTGACACAACCAACAATGTGATGAAGGTTTATGACCTTGGCACAACAACTTGGCTTAGATTAACGCCAACCGTTGCAAACCAAACAAATATCAACACTGTTGCTGGCATAGCCAGTGATGTGACCACGGTTGCTGGCATTTCATCTAATGTTACAACTGTTGCAGGGATATCAGCAAACACAACTACGGTTGCTGGAATATCATCTGATGTGACAACAGTAGCTGGTATTTCTGCTGACGTAACCACAGTGGCTGGTGACAGCGCAGATATAGCTACAGTAGCTGGTATTTCATCTGATGTGAGTGCGGTTGGTGCTGTAGCGGCTAACGTCACAACGGTTGCCAACAATCTTACTGACATCAACAGCTTTGCTAATACCTACTTTATTGGCGCAACTGCACCGTCATCACCTACTGAGGGTGATTTATGGTTTGATACAGCCAACGACATTATGAAGGTGTATGATGGCTCTGGCTTTGTTAATGCTGGTTCATCTGTAAACGGTACTGCTGAACGCAGTACATATACTGCAACAAGTGGACAGACCACTTTTGCGGCTACCTATGATGCTGGCTATGTAGATGTCTATCTGAATGGTATCAAGCTAATTGACGGCACAGACTTCACAGCGACAGATGGTGCTAACGTAGTTTTAACGTCTGGTGCGGCATTGAACGATACAGTAGACATTGTTGGTTATGGTACGTTTAACATTGCCATTCCAGACATTTCTGGTGATGCCACTCCCCAGCTTGGCGGCAATCTGGATGTAAATGGCAACAGTATTGTTAGCACATCAAACGGCAACATCAACATCACGCCTAATGGCACTGGCAATGTGTCGCTTGGTAACTTTACCTTTGATGCAGACCAGAGCGTAGGTGCTGGGCAAGATAACTATCTTCTAACATACGACCATTCAACAACCTCTATTAGTTTGGAGGCCGCCCCTGCTGGCGGTGCTGGCTACTTTCAGGGCGAGAATGGTGCAACAGGTGATACCACCAATGGCAAAGGGGATATCTTTAGAGTGCATGAGCAAGAGCTAAACACGAACACCACCATTGCGGCTGGTGATAACGCTGGGGCTTTCTTTAGCCTGACAGTGGCAACAGGGGTTACATTGACTGTCAATGGTAACTTGGTGATAGCATGAGTACATTAAAAGCAGATACAATCGTAGCGGCAGATGGCAGTAGCCCTGTAACGCTGACGAAGCAGAGTGCGGCTAAAATTTGGACAGTTTTTGATTGCGTGGCGGCAGTTACAGATGACAGTTTTGGTCAAAGTTCATTGTCT